CCGAAGTTCGTATCTCCCTCTTTCGCAGGGATGCCCGACCGCCTTATCTTATTACCTGATGGGAAGTTTGCCTTTGCAGAATTAAAGACGCCGGGAGAATCCCCACGCCCATTGCAAAAGGCAAGGCACAGGCTCCTTCGCTCTTTGGGCTTTCGTGTCTATGTAATTGATAGCATCGAACAGATTGGAGGAATGATTGATGAACTTCGCACCTCATGATTATCAGGCATATGCCATTGATTATATTGAGACACATCCTGTGGCAGCAGTCCTGCTCGATATGGGTCTTGGAAAAACGGTCATTTCCCTGACTGCCATCGCAGACCTTCTATTCGATAGCTTTGAAGCCCATCGCATTCTGGTGGTCGCCCCACTTCGAGTTGCCAGGGACACATGGCCTGCGGAAATCAAAAAATGGCAGCACCTGAAACATCTGACCTTCGCTGTCTGTGTGGGAACACCGAAAGAGCGAAAAGCAGCTTTGATGGCTGGTGCTGATATCACCATCATCAATAGAGAAAACCTACAGTGGCTCATCGAGTCCAGTGGCTTTCCATTTGACTATGATATGGTGGTCATCGACGAGCTATCATCCTTCAAGAATCACAATTCTAAGAGGTTTAAATCTCTCCTGAAGGCCCAAGGTCAAACGTATCATTGGCCTGACCGGAACGCCAAGCAGTAACGGTCTCATGGATTTATGGGCTGAGTTCCGACTTCTGGATTTAGGAAAACGCCTCGGACGCTTCATTACCGAGTACCGAAACAACTACTTCGTGCCGGACAAGAGGAATGGACAGATCATTTATTCCTACAAGCCACAGCCCTATGCAGAGGAACGCATCTATAGCCAGATTTCTGATATCACCATCTCCATGAAATCGACAGACCACCTGAAAATGCCAGAACTTATCTCCTCCGAATACGAGGTCCATTTATCCGATGATGAAGTGACCCGATACGAGGAATTAAAGCAGGAGCTGGTGTTGGAGCTCCCTGATGGAGAAATTACTGCTGCCAATGCTGCTTCTCTCACCGGAAAGCTATCCCAGCTTGCCAACGGAGCTATTTATTCGGATACCGGTGACACCATTGAGTTTCATGACCGAAAGTTGGATGCTCTGGAGGATATCATCGAATCCGCAAACGGCAAACCGGTCCTTGTGGCTTACTGGTTCAAGCACGACCTCTCCCGTATAAAGAAACGCTTTGATGTGAGAGAAATAAAATCCAGCAAGGACATCACCGACTGGAATACCGGAAAGATACCTGTCGCAGTCATTCACCCTGCTTCTGCCGGTCATGGGCTCAACCTACAGGCTGGCGGTTCCACCCTCATCTGGTTCGGGCTGACATGGTCACTGGAATTATATCAGCAGACCAACGCCCGTCTCTGGAGACAGGGGCAGACTTCCGGAACCGTGGTGATAGAACACATCATCACCAAAGGGACCATTGATGAGCGTATCTTAAAGGCTCTCTCCAAAAAGGAACTGACCCAGAATGCCCTTATCGATGCGGTAAAAGCAAACCTATGACAATCTTCAACAAAATACGACAATCCGTGCCAATCCGAGGGAAATCTATTTTTTCGGAGGTACCAATCAATGACTGCAAAAGAATACTTATCTCAAGCACGCTACTTAGATAATAGAATCAAAAGCAAACTGTTACAGATAGATTCCTTAAATGAATTAGCTACCTGTTGCACACCGTCCTACTCCGATATGCCAAAGAGCCCTAACCGTGAAGGCTCTCGAATGGAATCCGCCATTCTTGATATCATCGAGCTGGAGGATGAAATCAGCAAAGACGTTGTGGAGCTGGTGGCGTTAAAGAAGGAAATCATAGAGGTTATCAAACAGGTCGGCAATACAGAATACCAGACCTTGCTTGAGGAACGCTACCTCTGCTTTATCACATGGGAGCAGATTGCTGTTGATATGGGATATGAGCTTCGTTACATCCACAAACTTCATGGAAAGGCACTGGAAGAAGTAAAAGTTCCTGCTTCCTATGAAGGTGGACATGAAATGACATAGAAAGACACTAAGCTCTTCTGATATTATTATACTAGCGAAAGTGATAATCGCAGAGAGCCTTGTGGGAATCAATCCTACAGGGCTTTTCTTATGCCCAAAAGGAAGGAGGAATACGATGCCAAGAAAACCAAAACGTCCCTGCTCCTATCCCGGATGCCCTGATCTGACAGACGGACGCTTCTGTCCGGAGCATGAAAAGAAGGAAGCCAAACGCTACGAGAAGTATGACCGAGACCCGAATGCTAAGCGTCGCTACGGACGTGCATGGAAACGTATCCGTGACAGCTATGCTGCTGCCCACCCGCTTTGTGAAAGGTGCCTTGAGAATGGTGTCTACACACCAACCGAGCAGATACACCATATAAAGCCTCTTTCTCAAGGTGGCACGCATGATAGAGAGAACTTGATGGCTCTTTGCAAATCCTGCCATGCCAAGATTCATGCGGAACACGGCGACCGCTGGCACAACCGGCAGGGGCGGTCTACTTCTCTACGATGAAGTTACCGGGGAACGGGCGTGGGGTCTCACGCACAAAGTCGCAATTTCAAACGGGGTATATAGGCCCCTGAACTGGAGGTGTAGAAAATGGCTAAGGACGGTACAAACCGTGGCGGCGCTCGTATCGGCGCTGGAGCCAAGAAAAAGCCCTTAGCTGAGAGAATCGCTGAGGGAAATCCGGGCAAACGTGAGTTGACTGTCATCGACTTTACAGACAGCACCGTCGATTTAGAAGGTCAGCCGATGCCTAAACCATCCAAGATGTTATCTGCCAAGCAAAAGAACGGTAAAAAGCTAGTTGCTGCAGAGGTTTATAAGAAAACATGGAACTGGCTACACGAACGTGGCTGCGCTTCTCTTGTCTCTCCGGAGCTTCTGGAGCGCTATGCCATGAGTGTTGCTCGTTGGATTCAATGTGAGGAAGCGATCACTGAGTTTGGCTTTCTTGCAAAGCATCCGACCACAGGTAATGCTATTCAATCTCCCTACGTGGCCATGAGCCAGAACTTCATGAGTCAGACCAATCGTCTCTGGATGGAAATCTACCAAATCGTAAAAGAAAATTGTGCCACTGAATACAACGGAGCCACACCACAGGATGATGTGATGGAACGTCTTCTACTGGCACGGAAAGGAAATTGATATGGATTTATCGGAATTTATGAGCTTGCTAAAGAAATATCGCAGGCATTTAACCTTCCAGCAGTTTAGCACACTCAAAGGACAGGCTAAAGCTGGTGATATAGATGCCGCTTTCAAGGGATTAAAAAAGTTATTGCACAGGAGGGCTGCATCATGCTAATTGAAAAGAAAAATGTCGCAGAGCTTCTTCCTGCTGATTACAATCCTCGAAAAGATTTAAAGCCCGGCGATAAAGAATATGAAAAATTGAAACGCTCCATCGAACAGTTTGGCTATGTCGAACCTGTCATCTGGAATGCCACCACCTCTCGTGTCGTTGGCGGCCACCAGAGACTAAAGGTTCTCATCGACATGGGCATCACTGAAGTAGAATGTGTCATTGTTGAAATGGATGAGGATAAAGAGAAAGCACTGAATGTTGCTCTCAACAAAATCAGTGGTGAATGGGATAACGACAAGTTGGCCCTTCTTATCTCTGACCTGCAAGGCGCTGACTTCGATGTCTCTCTCACCGGATTTGAGCCGGAAGAACTGGAGGACCTGTTCCGAGAAGATACAAAAAAAGATGTTCAGGATGACGACTTCGATGTGGATGCTGAGCTTGCAAAGCCGACCTTTTCCAAGGCCGGTGACCTGTGGCTCCTTGGTGAGCATCGCCTTGTCTGTGGTGACTCCACAAAGCCTGAGGCCTATGAACTTCTGATGAACGGAAAGAAGGCAAATCTGGTTGTGACCGACCCTCCGTACAATGTCAATTATGAAGGTAGCGCTGGTAAGATTAAGAACGACAACATGGAAAACGACGCCTTCTATCAGTTCCTGCTTGATGCCTACACTCGCATGTACGAATCGATGGCAGCTGATGCTTCTATATATGTTTTCCACGCAGACACCGAAGGACTCAATTTCCGTAGAGCCTTTGCCGATGCTGGTTTTTATCTCTCTGGCTGCTGTATCTGGAAAAAGCAGTCCCTTGTTCTTGGACGAAGCCCATACCAGTGGATGCATGAGCCTTGCCTCTTCGGTTGGAAAAAATCTGGTAAACATCAATGGTATACCGGACGAAAAGAAACGACCATCTGGGAATTTGATAAGCCTAAAAAGAACGGTGATCATCCTACAATGAAGCCTATTCCTCTTCTGGCCTATCCGATTATGAATTCCAGCATGACCAACTCTCTGGTCCTCGATCCATTTGGTGGTTCGGGCAGCACGCTCATCGCATGTGAACAGACAGGACGTATCTGCTACACCATTGAACTGGATGAAAAGTTCTGCGATGTTATCGTCAAACGCTACATCGAACAGGTCGGCTCCTCTGAGAAAGCCTCCGTCATCCGTGATGGCTTAACCTATTCCTACGAAGAAATTGCTCCGGAAGCTGAAGATGCCACTCTTTTGTAAGTCGGTAATGTACACAATCCAGAAGGCACATATTTGTCGATGTTTTTCTCCGATATTGCTTGCTATTATGTGCCTTTAGAGTGATATATGTACTACCAAAACAAAGGAGGACACCTACATGAAGATCATTTTAAACGCAACCGAAAGAAAGCCGCTGGCCGCCCTGCTTAGCGAGTACAAAAACACAAAGCCTCAATACCTGAGAGCTCCTTCCTACGCCTATCAGATTGGGGACCTTCTCCTGACACGAGAAGGAAACATTGAAGGCTCGGACACTATAAGCCAAGCTGAATTCGGCAAACTGCTTGCTCTCTTGAACGCAAGCGGCTACTGTACGAAAGAAACAGACTTTCATCCGGCTCAGGAACCAAAAGCTAAAGTAACTTCTACAGAAAAAACGGGACTTAACATTTCCCTTCCGCTGGACAAGGTCAATGTTGGGAACCTAACCAACCTTCTGGATGCCAAAGGATTTCTCATCAAACATGCCCTGCACATTGATGACCTACACTTTGAACTGAATGAAGACAGCATTTCCTTTCCTTGGTTCTCAGAACTTCCTGCACCGGATGAAGTCCATGCCTACAGCACACTGATTGCTGCCCTTTGCAAAATGAGCAAGGATCAAAAACGAATCAGCGCCACAGAAAAGCCAGTAGAAAACGAACGCTACGCTTTTCGTTGCTTCCTTCTTCGCCTCGGCTTCATCGGGAATGAGTACAAAACAGACCGTAAAATCCTGATGAGATATCTTCCGGGTAACAGCGCATTCAAAGGAGGTGAGGGCCATGCAATTTCCAAGTAAGGAACAGGTGGCTCGCCAGCGCCACCTTTATCCAGCTGGCA